CATGCCCGACATCCCGCTCAGTCTCATACCGGACTGGGTTATGCATGGGATATAGGTGCTTGCTGGGCGTACTGATGTCGAACGCCGATCCTTCGGGCACAAGATGGTGCGGCTCCATCTCTCGGAACTGCTTCTTGCCCACCACCATAGGCTCGCCCACCGTCACTTCGCCAATGGCCTTTGCAGGGCCGTTTCCTGTCCGGACAATGGACACACGCTTGCCGACGTAAGGCCGCAGTGTGTCGCTGTTGCGGCTCTCATAAGCCTTGTGGCCATCGACGATCAAGTCCGCATAACTCTTGCCAGCCTTTTTGTCGGTGGCAACATTGATACCCATCAGCGGCTTAGTCATCATCCAATTATCCTATGTACGGACAGTCATCGCAACGCGCATCAGCCTGACAAATCCCCAGACTCGCGCAGCTTCTCTTGGGTGCGTCTCCATTGCATCCAGTCTCTGAGCAGCTTGCTGGCTTTGTGCTCCCACACTTCGTTGCCCGCATGGGTGGACAACTCAAATCGATGGTCTGACAGCGTGACTCGCATCCCATCAACGTGTAACACCTTTCGATAAGGCTCCTGATTGTCTTCATCATTCATTGTCATCCTTGGTTGATTCAATTGAATCGTCATTGCGCGTAAGGATTGGCCTTTGTGCGCCGGTTGTACAGTTCGGCATCATCAATGTCTTCCTGCTCGATCTCTTCGCGTGGTGCAGCGTCGATGCTGATCCACCCGGCATCACGCAAGTACCGCAGCCCTTGGCTGATGCAGTCCACAAACTCATCGTGCGCTGTCTCAGGGAATGAACAGATTTGCGTGACCATGCCTTCTGCCCAGTCGCGCACATATCCCTTGCGCTTGCTGCTCTCAGGCACCCACACCCTGCCTGCCTTGATGATGTTGGCCACAATGCTCAATCGCTGCACCTTGTCGGCCCTGCCGGGGTTGTAAGCGTGGACTGGCAGGTGTGCTCTCTGCAAGTCTTGGATCAGCGAAATACCTGCGCTCTTGTCCTCCACCAGCACCAGATCAACCAGCTTCTTGTCTCGGCCTGATCCGTATGCCACTTCGTACTCACTGATGACTTTGGGGCGCAGATCAGGGTACTGTAGGTGCTCCTGCCAGCAGTCGAGGATCAGCACACTCATGCCACCATCCATAGGCTTGTACACACCCAGCGTGATTGAGCCNGTAGGATCGTTGTACGTCTTGTCGCTGGTAGCGCAGTCATACGATTGAATGATGTACTCAAACTTCGGGAACGGCTTGCCATCAGGCCAGATGCGGAACCAGTCGCGCTTGACGATGCCTGACTCCTCCATGTCAATCAACTCAGCATGAATCTCCTGCCTGCCAAGGTTCGTGCCCTCGTACTGAAGAATCTGCTTCTGGAACGATGGCGCTAGATTGGCAAGGTTGGCATACGTCGACGCCCGTGTGACCACCACGTCGTCACCCTCGCGGCCTACTAGCTGCAAGATCAAATCCTTGGGCTTAGGCGTCGTCGAGCAGATCAGCTTGGTGTGCTTGCCCAGTCGAATACCAAATTGAATCATGTCCCATGAGTCTTGCAGGTACTCCCACGCAGCAAGCTCATCGAGCCAGCCACCGTGGAACTGTGGGCCTCGAAACCGCTCAGGTTCGCTCGCCGGGATGCCCTTGATGAACGAGCCATTGGTCAGCTTCAATTCATGCAAGGCTTTGTTGTAGTCGGCGATCAACTCTTTGGGGATGATGCTCAGTAGTCCTGAGTCTCCCTCAAAGCAGGTGCCCTTCACGTCGCCGCTAGTTGGTGCTGACACCAGCCAGCGAGTATTGGGTTGCGCCCATGCCCAGCCTGCAAGCGTCTCTGCTGCTGCGCGTGTCTTACCTGCGCCCCGGCCTGCCAGCATCAGCCAGATAGCCCACCAATCACCCGCAGGTTCGATCTGGTGCTTGTGCGCTGACTTCAGCCACTTCAGTTGCCAATTGACTACGACCTGATCAATTGGATTGAGCTTGAGGAACTCTTCGTACAGTAGCTTTTCGTCGTCCAGTATGGAGACTAACGCACTCATTCAGCCTGTCTCGCCAGCTTCATGGCTTGGAGCAACTCGCCAAAGAAGTTGACGTTGTTCTCGATCACCAGCGGATGATTGTCGTCACCAGATACTTCCATCCGCGCCAGCTTGGGAACGTGATACTCCACCACCGACTGGAACATGTCGAATGCCTTCGCTGGATTAGGCGGCACAACGTAAACCTCGATGGGTTCACCGTCCTTATCCATCTGGATTGCCTTCACTCCCTCTGCTACCTGATCAAGCCACTCAGTAAGCCTATGAGCGTTTCCATCAACGAATGCACCTATGGCCTTCCTAGCGTCTGCTGTGGCCTTGTTAGGGCTTCCTAGTGGCCTTCCTATCCTCTTTGAGTTATTCATATCTCACCTATGTATTTTTAACTTGTTTAATTTCCATGTTAGTGATTGCTTACGTATTTGTTGCTTTCGCCGGACATGGGTAAATTTTGTCGTAGTGTAGCGTAGGCTTTTGATTGGGCAAAAAAAAGGAGCCGGTTAGGGCTCCCTTGGATTCAATTAAATTGTCAGTAGTAGTATCTGGTGACTTCGTTGAGCTTGTCGATGTAGTGCTGTGCTTTTTCGGCGTCGCCTTCTGTTTTGAGTCCTTGGCGCATTGAGTACTTGATGATGTTGCCTTTGAGGAATCCTACAAACTCTTCGTGGCTTAGAACTGATTCCATCACTGTCCACGGCTGTAGCGGCATGTCTTTGTAGTGGGTGCCACCAACTTGTGTGGAGTCAGCGGAGTGAACTCCACCCACTTTATCTGCTTTACGGCCTTTGATTTGCTCAAGTTTCTCAAACTCCATGTCAGTCTGCCGTTTTGCTTCGACACGCTGCTTCTCTTGCTCTGCCTTCTCTTGTTCGGCCTTCTTGCCGCCCCAGTACTCGTCCGCATCGTGTGCGGATGTATATGGGCTTGCCAGCGGCTTGATCTGCGCGTCAAATTTAGTCATGTTGTTCCGTTCAATTGAACCAAAGGTAAAGGCCATGAATGATCCCTATAGGAAAGAAGATAGCTCCTGACAGCAGGAACCCCCATGCTGCATGTCCAAAGCAATACATGATGTGCGTGAGCCACGCGCACACTACTGCGGCTACGATAAACCAGCCCATCAGTAAGACAGCCAGAAGAAGAGGAAGGTTGCCCCTAGCAGGCCGATCACGATGGCCAGCAGGTAGTCTGCGATTGTCGAGCCGCTACTCTTGTAGTGCTCCACACTGTTGCCGTACTCGGCAGTGTTGGGAAATGCTTCATTGAGACTTCGGGGAAATTTTTGAGTTTTCACAGCAGTACCTCCTTGATTTTGTTGGCCACCAAATGGTTGACGGTGCGAGCTACATTTACACACTCTTGGATGATCTCGGGACGTGCTTTGGCTATGAATGCATTTGCCAGCTTGATCAAATCGTCTTCAAGGAAGTTGTAGTTGTCTTCCATCTCAGTCTCATGGAAGATTTTGTTGATTTCTTCGTTGGTCATGGTTGTCTTTCAGAATGAAAAGTCAAAGTACTTGTTGCGGCGTCCAAGGATCAGGCCATTGCCACATTTAGACAGAATCCACCGCTTTGTTTCGGTGTTGAAGGATACCTGCTTCCACGGCGTGTCTGGCGTGGTTTGTTTGAAATGCCACAGCCTACCCTCAGGGTTGAAGGCAAATTCGTAATCCTGATCTTCGCTCATACCATTCTTGTCGATGCGCTTGGCATCGTCTTGGCATACGGTGACCATCGTCGTGGTGCCCTTGCGAATGATCTCGACGACCGTGGCTGGGTAGCGATCACTCCAGCCAGTGACGGTTGCGCCCATGAACAAGGCTGGGATAGGTGCGCCGACGACCATGCGCTCTTGAATTCTATTGATGATTGAACCTTGCATGATGTTCTCCTAGAGATTCGGGTTTGAAATTTTTGTTGAATTTCTTTTACATCTTGAACACGATCAAGCAGCCGGGTGTCTCCCACTCTGCGAACAAACCACAAGAGCTAAGAATCTTGTCCAGAGCAGGATTGGTGTTGTGGCCACTCCAGCGGTGGGAGTAATAATCTGCCCAGTCTTCGCTGGATTCATCCTCTGCGCTGATCAGGAACGTGTCTGGATAGTCACTGCGCTGGAAGACCGGGCACCCGACTTTCTTCAATTCGTTGAATGCTTTGATGTAGATACGTTTCATGATGCACTCCTCGACAGAGCCAACGACCGATCACGGTAGGCATCGATCTCTGCCCACAACTTGATGGCGTACTGCGACTTGAAATCGTACTGGCCGATTTCCAGCGTTTCGTGGCAGTCCCTGATGGCTGCTTGACATTGATAAGCGGTGGCATTTGCTGCCTTGGCCCGTGCGTTGAGGGTGATCTCTGTAAATGTCATCTTCTTTCCTTGCTAAACACTGCACATCACAGTGAGAGAATCATAACACAGAGTTAGAGTCTGTGGCAATTCTTTTCCACTCTTTTCTAATGACAAACCCTAAGTTAGCGTCCTTCGATGACGTTCTTGATTGTGGTGTTCAACGCATCAAGCTCATCGACCTTGGCGATCTTCCATGCAATCTTGTCGCCATGCCAGCCCATCTTGGAGCCTTGATGGCAGGACTTGCACAGTGCAATGACGGTGTAGTGCAGCCCTTGTTTGATGTGGTGGGCGTCTGATGGCCCTTCAACACCGCAC